TCAGAGAGGCTAAAGAATGCTGTACTTGAACAGTTGGTATGGGGACATACTGTAAAAACATTAATAAAATTACCGAGAACCCCACAAAATACGGTTCTCATTAACAGGCTACTAAGCCAAAGTACTCGATAGAGTAAAAAGGAATATAAAAATGGCAAGACAAGGCGGATTTTTAAGCGGACCAAGTGTTCACTCAACTTCCAAGCTAAGAAAGCATGTATTGAAAAGAGGAGTAACTCGTGACATGAATGCAGCAGCGGGAGCGTTTGTAAATACTAAATCTCCATCAACCACAGTAGGAGGCTTCTATGGAGCAGCACCTAAAGCAGTTGGACCAAGATTTGGTAAAACAGTAAACCCTAAAAGGGCTAAGTTTGGAAAGAAAACACCTTCTAAACTATTATCGAGAAGGAGAAGAAGATAATATCTTTAAAAAAATAAATAAATTTATGAAGTCAGGAAGACTTGATAAAGTAGTAAAGAAGGCTTTACTAAAAAAGAAAAAACATGGCACTAACAAAAGCAGAAAAAGGCAGGCTCAAAAGAGCTGGGCTAACTAGACTTAATAAACCTAAAAGAACACCTAAACACAGAACAAAGAAAGCTGTAGTAGGAGTTAGAGTTGGCGGAAAGGTGAAAATCATTCGCTTTGGTGCACAAGGCATGGGACATAACTATAGTCCCGAAGCTCGAAAGAGTTTCAAAGCAAGACACGGAAAGAACATAGCTAAGGGTAAAAGCTCCGCAGCTTATTGGGCAAACAAAGTGTTTTGGGCAGGCAAGGGTGGTTCAACAAAAAGACCACCTAAGTCTCAAAAATATGTACGAGGAATTAAAAGGAGAAAATAATGCATGTCAACGGAACCAAACTATGGTTAGATGAAGGAGCAGCACACGCAACAAAATTTCTACAGAGATTAATGACTGTAGAAGAAAAAAGAACACTATCAAAAGCAGAAGAAGATCTAAAACAGATAGCAGCTTCATATTGCTACTTATATTCAAAGATGTTAGAAATCGGAGAACTGGAATCCGACGAACATCATGACATCTTTCCAGATGAGATATTGCATTGATAGAAATTAGTCGTACAGATATAGTTAGTGATTATCTAATGGATTTAGAACAACAATCACGTTTCATAAAACTTCCTATACTGGAATATCTTGAGCTATTAGGTATTACACCTAACACATCTCAAACAGCAATTATTAATGCAATTAACAACCCGAAGTATCGTTTTATTACGGCTGCGGTTTCACGTCGCCAAGGAAAAACATACATATCTAATATTATAGGACAACTTGTTTGTTTAGTCCCGGGGTCGCACGTACTATTGATGTCACCCAATTATTCACTATCGCAAATCTCATTTGATTTGCAAAGAAACTTAATCAAACATTTTGATTTAGAGGTATTAAGAGACAATGCAAAAGATAAAGTTATTGAACTTTCAAATCATTCTACGATTCGTATGGGCTCCATTAACCAAGTTGACTCGGTTGTGGGTAGGTCTTATGATCTCATCATATTCGACGAGGCCGCTCTCACAGACGGGAGGGATGCTTTCAATGTTGCGCTCAGGCCCACATTAGACAAGGAAAACTCAAAAGCAATCTTTATATCTACTCCAAGGGGTAGAAACAATTACTTTGCAGAATTCTACTATAGAGGACATAGCGAAGAGTTCCCAGAGTGGTGTAGTATAAAAGCTACTTACCATGAGAATCCTCGTGTATCAGAGTCAGACATAGTAGAAGCTCAAAAAACAATGTCTGCAAACGAATTTGCCCAAGAGTATATGGCAGACTTTAATGTCTATGAAGGACAAGTCTGGGCATTTAATCATGAAGAATGTATAGCAGATCTATCCCAGATTGACGTAAGTAACATGGATGTATTTGCAGGACTTGACGTAGGTTACAAAGACCCTACAGCTTTCTGTGTCATTGCATACGATTGGGATAATAGAAAATACTATCTTATAGATGAGTACATGGAAGCAGAAAAAACCACAGAACAACACGCAGCTCAGATTCAAAAATTAATTCATAAATGGGATATTGATTATATTTATATTGACTCTGCAGCTCAACAAACAAGGTACGACTTTGCACAAAATTATGATATCAGTACTATAAATGCCAAGAAATCTGTATTAGATGGAATAGGACATGTAGCTACTGTAGTTGATAACGATGAGATAATTGTTAATCAAACTTGTAAAGAAGCACTTATATCATTGGACCAATACCAATGGGACCCTAACCCTAATTTATTAAAAGAGAAACCAAAACATAACATGGCATCCCATATGGCCGATGCTATGCGTTACGCGTTGTATACATTTGAAACCACAGCCACAACGTTTTAGCAAGACCTACAAAAAACAGTTCTTGACATTTGCTGTATGTTTTTGTTATAATTCTAATTAAGAGTAGAAATATGAATTTCAAAAGAGACTTAGTTAAATACGTACGAGACAAAGCAAAATCCAAATATAAGAAATCAAGCGATTGTTATATTTGTGGTGATTGCGAACAGTTAGATTTTCATCACTATCACGGGCTTACAGAACTACTAGAAACTTGGATAAAAAAGAAAAAATTAATTATTAACAATGAGCAAGAAATACTAGAGATTCGAGAAGCCTTTATTGATGAACACTACAAAGAACTTTACGAAGATACAGTAACACTCTGCCATAGTCACCATATGAAACTACATTCAGTGTATGGTAAACGACCCAAGTTGATACACGCAGAGAAACAAAAAAGATGGGTCGAGAAACAGAGAGACAAATATGGCATGGTATGATAGATTCTTAGGAAGAGATAGCAAGGAAAAACTAAATCCTTCGCAGTATGTTATATCCCGAAATGAGGGAATGACTATTGACTCTCGTGAAATTATAACTAATTATAGAAACGCTTATGAACAATTAGAGATTGTAAATAGAGCTGTAAATATGATTGTTGATGATGTTTCAGAGATTCCATTTTCAGTTGGTGAAAAGATTGTAGGTACGAATAATATCTTAAAGAATATTCGTAGATCTAAAGTAGACTTATTACTAAATGTAGAACCTAATCCTTTTCAAGACGTAAGTGCATTTAAAAGAAATCTTATAATTGATTTACTTATAGATGGAAACATCTTTATTTACTTTGATGGTGCTCATTTATATCACCTTCCAGCAGACAAAGTCACAATCTATAGTGACGATAAAACTTATATAGAAAAGTTTACATATGATAACTCAATAGATTATAGTCCAAACGAGATTATTCATATAAAAGAAAACAGTTTTAACTCTATTTATAGAGGAGTACCAAGACTAAAACCAGCATACAGAACTATGCAACTACTTGCAAGTATGAGAAACTTCCAGGATAACTTCTTCAAAAATGGAGCAGTTCCAGGATTAGTACTTAAGAGTCCTAACACTCTTTCTGAGAAAGTAAAAGAAAGAATGATGCAAGCATGGAGTATGAGGTACAACCCTAATACAGGCGGAAGAAGACCACTTATATTAGATGGAGGTTTAGAAGTAGACCCATTAACCGATGTTAACTTCAAAGAGTTAGACTTTGCAGAATCAATAAAAGCAAATGAAAGAATAATTTTAGAAGCAATGGGCATACCACCAATTTTATTGGATGGCGGTAATAATGCAAACATTAGACCTAATCATAGATTGTACTACTTAGAGACAGTACTACCAGTAGTTAAGAAACTGGGATATGCATTAGAAAGATTTTTTGGTTTTTCACTAAATGAAGATGTAACAGGTATTCCTGCTTTACAACCAGAATTGAGAGACCAGGCAGCATACTATGCTACTTTAGTGAATACAGGCATATTAAGTGCCAATGAAGCAAGAGAAGCATTAGGAAAAGAACCTGTAGCCGGATTTGACGAGCCAAGAGTACCTGCAAATATAGCAGGCTCAGCTGTAAACCCGGAACAAGGAGGTAGACCTGAAGAGGCTGCCCCAAGCGAGGAAGAATAATTATGACAAAAGATATGATGGTAAAGTCTCTTTCTGAGTACTTTAAAAAAGAGGGTGGCGTAATGAGCTTACCTACTTATAAAGCAAAAGGGAATGATGTTCCTGTTAAAGATTACTTATTAAGAAGAGCATTTGGTTCTTGGAGTAGAGTACTTAGTGTAGTCTCAAAAAGATACCCAGTAGACGTAGTAGTCACACCAGAAGTAAAAGAAGCACCTGCTAAGAAAGCACCTGCTAAGAAAGTGGAGAAAAAAGATGTCGAATAAAATTTATCATTGGACAAGCACTTTTAAAGCATTAGGTGAAACTGATGATGGTGGTATAGATATTAAAGGATCAGCAAGTACAAACGGACTTGACAGAGCTGGAGATATTATTGAAAGTGATGCATGGACAAAAGGTGGATTAGAGAACTTTAAAAACAATCCAATAATTCTGTTCAATCACAACTACGACAAACCAATTGGTCGTGCAAAAGATTTAAAAGTTACAGACAACGGTTTAGAAATATCTGCAAAGATATCTAAAGCTGCTGGTGATGTAACACAACTTATTAAAGACGGTGTCCTTGGAGCTTTTTCTGTCGGTTTCAAAGTCAAGGACGCTGATTATATGACTGAAACCGATGGATATAAAATAAAGGACGCAGAGCTTTTTGAAGTTTCTGTAGTATCAGTTCCTTGCAACCAAGGGGCAACCTTTGGCTTAAGCAAGTCATTTGATAGTATGGAACAGTACAATGAGTACAAGCAAACTTTTTACAAGGCTAACCCAGCAGAATCAGCAGACGCTGTTAATGTTGAGCAGCCAAGACGGGAGGAATCCCATAACATGGAGACAAATATGTCAAACGAAAAACAATCTCCTGAAAGCAATTTCGATTTAGAAGCTTTTGCAAAGAAAGTAGCTGCTGATACAGCTGCTGAAATCGCAATGAAGCAAGCTGAATCTAAAGCTGCTGAACAGAAGGCTGCAGAAGAAGCTGCTCAAAAAGCAACTGATGAAGCTGAAGTTCTAAAAGCTAACGAAGTAGCGGATCAGGAAAAAACTAAAACTATAGTTGAAGCAGGTCTAACAGGAGCTGAAAAGCTAATGAATGACGTGGAGTCTAGAGTTAATGAAAACTATTCTAATTTAGAATCAGTTGTAAAATCTTTAGAGTCACAATTAGCTGAGAAATCAGAAGAAATAATGAACATTAGAGAGTCTAAAAGACATTTCTCTGACAGAAGTTCAAATGGTGACTGGAAGAAAACTTTCGAGCAAGATATTATCGATGCAAAATTTGCTGGTTTAGCGACTGGTAAAGGATGGGATAATGACGTAGCTAAGAGTCTAATGGAAAAAGTTAACGCACATAGTGGTGTTGCTGTTTCTTCAGCAGACTTTGAGCAAATCGTTTCAACTCAAATCGAAAGAGACATTCAGAACGAATTGGTATTAGCACCTCTATTTAGAGAAATCCCAATGACTTCTGCTAATATGATTATACCAATCTTACCGGATGCTGGTTATGCTGAATTTACAGGCAACCAAGCAGCTACTGGGTCAAGCCCACACGGTAACTTGCAAGAAAGAGGGGACGCTTATAACCCTGGTTCAGCAGGTGGTGTAGATATGACTGAGAGAACTATCTCAACTAAGAAACTTATTTCACAATCATACTTAGGTAATGAAACTGAAGAAGATGCAATCTTACCAATTCTTCCTTTAATTAGAGAATCAATGGTTAGAGCCCATGCAAGAGGCATCGAGAATGCTATCTTAGCAGGTGATGATGCTGACGGTGCTTATGGTACTTCAGGCGCATCTTTCGAAGGTCTTCTACACTTAGCAAGAAATGACAGTGACTATACACAATCAGGAACTGCTTTTGCAACTGATAAAATTGTAGCTACTGACCTTCTTGAAATGAGAAAGAATATGGGTAAATATGGTATTAATCCAAATGAAGTAGTATACATTGTTTCACAAAGATCATACTATGAACTATTAGAAGATGCAGAGTTCCAAGACGCTAACCTAGTTGGCGACATGGCAACTAAACTTTCTGGTGAAATTGGTCAAGTATTCGGTTCAAGAGTACTATTATGTGACGAGTTTGCTACACCAGCAGTTGCTAAGTTTGGAGCAATCGCAGTTAATCCAAGAAACTACGTATTACCAAGACTAAGAGGTGTTACAGTTGAATCAGACTACGAAGTAGCTAATCAAAGAAGAGTCCTCGTGGCTTCTCAAAGAATCGGATTTACCGATCTTATTGATGGTGCAACTTCTAAGTGGGGTTGGATGTATAAAGCTAGCTAATATTTAGCTTAATAAGGTTTCTGGGAGTGTACCTAACACTCCCACTTTTTAATTATGGCAAATTTAATAACATTAGCACAATATAAAGAATTCGCGGGACTCACCGGGGTTTCCGAAGACGCAAAAATTAATGCTATTATACCAGCTATCAGCCAGACAGTAAAGACATACTGTGGCACAAGTTTTGTAGATTATTATTCAAGTGCAAAAACCGAATATTACGATATTAAGGATAAATACACAAATGCAATAATACTCGATGAAAGTCCAGTAGTGAGCGTGACTTCAGTTTCCGAAAGGAAAGGTCAATCAGACTCATATACGACTTTAATAACAGAGAATTCTGACAGTAGTGGTAAGTACGAATACGTAGTCGACGAAGGACTCGATACCATTTTCAGAACAACTGCAACAAGTGATGCACACTTTCCGCAAGGTAGAAAAGCAGTAAAGGTTGTTTATACTTCAGGGTATGCGGCAACACCAGAAGATTTAAAATTAGCGTGTTTTGATTTAGTTAAGTACTATTTAAAAGATGAAAGAAAAGCAAACTTATCTATATCAGGCGCACAGATACAAAATCCTGTATCAACAAGTTTAAGCGAAAACATAGGGTTTCCAGACCATATTAAACGTATATTGGATTTTTATAAGATACATAAGTAATGGCTAAAAAACAAGTAATTGATGAAATTACAGCAATGATGACAGGTTTTACTGACAAAAAAGTTAGAAAAGAGCTAAGTCAGTCAGAGATTCATCAAGTAGAGCTTACTACTCAAGAAACTGTAGCAGGGTTCCTTAACGGTACTCCAAAGGCTTTAGAAACTATATTTGGAAAAGATACATTTTATTATAGAGCTTTTAATGTATACAATGAAAAAGCAGTATGGCAAAATTTAGTAAGAAAAACTTTTGTAAAATTATCTGCAGGTACTTTAGAAGGTGTAAGTTTAAAACGTGGCGTAAAGATAAACAAGATCGCAGATTTAAATTTAGAGAAGAGACAAGTAAGATTAATGGCGGGATCTACAAGAGATAGATGGCATTTGCAGATAGAAGCAAACAGTTCCAGTTTTACTATCTATGAACTATGTGCAGCTTTACGAAAAGAATTATGGAAAGATTGGTGTGACTACGTAAGAAATAAAGGACTATTCAACGAACAGGAACCAATGAATACAAGAGCTGCTCATTTAGCTGTAGGTAATAAAACAAACTATTCTCATGAAGCAGAGTCCACAATAGGTAAAGATAGATTTATATTACTTATTAAGCAATTAAGTAGCCAAGATGGGCCTAATGTTGAATTCCAATTTAGGCAAACAAATATAAATCTGGTAGATTGGTTACAGGATAAAGTAAAAATATCTGTAGAATTAAATCCTGTAAATGAAGAAGGTTATTTAGTTGGAGAAAAAAGGGTTATTAAAGGAAGACTTGAACAACAAACTAAAAAGTTAGATACAGATTGGAATCAGTTAAAGCCAAAGATTCTTGAAGGACTAAAAGAGTATTTAGATTATTCAAGACCTAAGTTTGTTGATAGACAACATGCAAATGATTTTGAAGCCAGTAACTCTTTGAAAAAAGATACAACAAACGAAAAGATAAGAAAGGAAATAACAGGAATAGATAAAAGTTTTAAGAAAAATGGAGCAAGGACAACAAAAATTAGAAAAAAGTCTCCTAAGAAAACTAAAAGAGAAAATAGAGTTATTGAAAAAACCTTTAATAAAACATGGGTTACTAAATTAAATAAAAAAGTAGTGATTCCTGCAAGTGTTAGAAAAATTTCAATTAAAGAAGAAAAAGGAGGAGACACTCCTATAACTTTAAATGCCTTGAAGAGCAAACTTAATAGAAGGTTGCCGGCAGAGGTTAGAAGAAACATGGGAAGACCTGCACTTACTAATAGAACAGGACAATTTTCTAATAGTGTTAGAGTTTTAAACTTAAGAGACACAGGAAAAACAATAACAGGAGAGTATACATACACACTAACCGGAGGAGGTAGTAGCAGTAATAAAACTGGAGTATATTCTACTTTTGAGAATAAAGGAACAAAAAAGTGGCCTACAGGTTATAATCCTAAACCTTTAATATCAAAAAGTATACGAAATTTAGCTATAGATTATATAGATAAGAAATTTACACTTAGGAGAGTATAATGGCATATAGAACGCAAAGAAAAAAGATAGCCGAAGCTCTTGTAAATAAAGTAAAAGAGATTGATGGGAATTATCCATTTAATTCAAACATTTATCAAAATGCTGACTCACACTTAGTATTTTTAGATGAGATACAACAATACCCGAAAGTATGTGTTGTAGCCGGCGATGAAGTACGACAGTACCAGCCTGGCGGATTTAAATGGAGATTCATAACAATAACAATAAGGGTTTATGTAGAAGATGCAAATGACCCTCAAGAAAATTTATCATTATTACTTGAAGACATCGAAAGAGTTGTAGACGATAATGATATACTGGTGTATGATGATACTGTATCACCCCACCTATCAAGCACATCAGTTACTATTCAATCGATTAGTACAGATGAAGGAGTTATTACTCCATTAGGTATAGGTGAAATGGTAATCGAAGTACGATATTAGGAAACAGGTAAAGCAGAAAATTCTCGCTAAACCCTTTCCATTATAAATTATAGGAGATAAGCAAAATGGCTTTAAATCTATCAAGAAATACCCAGGTATTTGTTTCAACAGCTAACGGAGTCCACGCAAGTGGTGGATCTCTTGTAGATGTCGATACATTTGTCGGAGGTACAGGACATGCAGTAGGAGATGTAATTACTTTAGGCAGTAAAGGTGTAAAAGTTATAGTTACAGAAATAACAAGTGGTGGAGTTGTGAGCAAAGTTCAAATTCCAAATAACTTTAGAGGAACAGGATTAGCTGATAATGAATCACTTGAACAGGCAAACGGTGCAGCATCAACAGGCACTGGAACAGACTTTGATTGTGCAGTAAAAGGAATAACTTCTTTAACCGCAGATGGCTCAAGACAGGCTACAGGACTTTTCAAAGGTAACGGAACAGGAGCAAATACTTTTAAAATGGGAGTATTAGATGGCTATAGTTTCTCACAGAGTTCAGAATCTACTGACGTAACAATTAATGAAGCGGGTGCAACCCCAAGCAGAGGCTCAAAAAGATTCAATGATTCATTGGCTCCAGCTGAGTGGTCATTCTCAACTTATGTAAGACCTTTCAAACATGGTGCTAATAGTATAAGAACCGAAAATCATATGGATATGTGTGAAAATATTTTATGGGCTGCTATTGCAGGTAAAGATATTACTGGAGGTGCCTTAAGCGGAACTTCAGCAACTGCTGTAACATGTGATGGTACAGATGCAGATGTATCGTTCGTAAGATCAGACCACCATGAAATGTTAAAATTAAATATTTTCTTTGTATTAGAAAATACTACATATAGACTAAATGACTGTCAAGTTAACCAAGCAGAGATTGATTTTTCAATCGATGGCATAGCTACTATTGCTTGGTCAGGAAATGCAACAACTATTGATCAGGTAACTTCAGCTATTGAAGACCCTTCAAAATCAATAGAAGTAACTAAAGGAAGTGGTACTGCAGCTACAAGTGCAGCTGTCACAGCAAAAACTTATATTGAAGGTTATAATTTTGTAGATACTACAGCTTCTTCAGATGCTGACTATTTAAGAAATAAACTATCTACTTTAAGTTTAACTCATGCTACAACAGGCTCAGGCTCTGCTGAAGTATTAGATTTATTAGGAAGTGGAACAAAAACTTATGCAATCAATATTACTGGTGGTTCATTAACCATTGCTAATAATATTACTTATGTTACTCCAGAAACTTTAGGGGTTGTTGATACTCCGATAGGTTCTTTCTCAGGAGCAAGACAGGTAAGTGGTTCTTTAACTATGTATTTAGACACTAAGGCTGATGGTTCTAACGAACTATTGTCTGACTTAACAAAAGCTACAGATTTAGTTAATACTTCATTTGATATGAGCATATTTATGGGAGGAGCATCAAGTGCTACACCATTAGTAGAGTTTGATCTACCAAAAGCTCATTTACAAATACCGTCAATTGAAACAGCTGATATTATATCATCTACAGTTGAATTCGCGGCTCAAGGTACTGACTTATCAACAGGTAATGAGTTAACAGTAAAATATAAAGGATTAACTAAACATAGTGATTCTGCATATGCCAATAACTATACTGTATAAACATGGCAACGTACAATCTACTTCGAGAAAGTAGTGTACACATCGTACACAATGGGAGTCGTTATTTAATTAAAACGACTCCTGAAGTGTCGTTCTCACAAACATTCGCGGAAGATGCATACGAAGTAAAGACTTTGCACGATCAAACAAAGATGTTTCAGGGAACAAGTATAACAAAAGCAAATCCCGCAAACTTTAGTTTTGCAGTTCATCTAACTCAAGAGAAAGATGAAACAATTGTAAAAAGTCTTCTGACTGATTATGATACTACTAATGGAGAACAATTATTAAAATCGTTCGACTTATATATCGTAACCAGCGAGAGCACCTTCAAATTAGAAGGATGTGTAATTACTCAAGGAGAGTTTAACTTAGCAAAAGGCTCGCCACTTATCTTAACTGTAAGTGGAAATGCACAAAAACTAAGTAGAGTGGGAAATGCCAGCTTTTCGCTTCCAGGTTCACTGGTAAGCGCTAGTTCGACAAGAACTCCCACCCTTTCGCTTTTAGATGTAGAAGTAGGTTCAGTAGATGTACCGAATCTTGTAACTACAACTTTACAAGTGCAAAACAATATAGATTGGACTCCTTATGAGACATTACAAAATAGTTTGTCAGTTACTAATGCAAGTAATGCAATGTACCCGACAACTTATACATTAGGAGATAGAGTAGTAAGTGGAAATATTACACAATATATAACAAGTGATAATTCTGCTACTTTTCAATCATTTAATACTTCAGAAACAATAGGAATAAAAACCATAGTAAATGGTTCCACGTTTTTAAATGCAAACTTAGCGGGATGCATGTTTACAAAACGATCTAGTGTTACTGAAATATACACGCAGACTATAGACTTTAGATTAGTTACTAGTCCTGCAAATTTAGGAACCATTATAACATATTAGGAGAACATAAATGGATTTAAAATCACTACTGGTAGACAGTAAAACTACTTGGGTAGATTTCCCAGGATTAGATGGATTTGAAGTAGAACTTGCAAATTTATCTAGAAAAGAATTGGTAAACTTAAGAAAAAAGTGCACCTCAAACAAGTTCAATAGAAAGACTAGAGCCTTTGAAGAAATACTAGACGACGAAAAGTTTGTAAAAGAGTTTGCAGGCGCAACAGTTAAAAACTGGAAAGGTTTAAAGCTTTCATACTTAGAAGACCTTATATTAGTTGACTTAAAAGGACAAGACCTAAATACAGAAATGGAATATACTTTTGATAATGCTTTAGTGCTTGTAGAAAATTCATCAGAGTTTGATAACTGGCTCAATGAGGTAGTCTTTGACTTAGAGAACTTTCGTAGCAAAGAACCAGGAAAAAATAAAAAAGAAACTGGAGATTTACCTAAGTAATTCAGATATAGGAATGACAAAAGACCAGTATCTCATGATGTGTGAGCAAACTGGGGAAGAAGTAGACTGGGACAAGTGTCCTCCAGATTGGGAGGACTTTCCAAATATTATTTCAGATATATTAAGTATATTTAATAGTATGGGGAGCAGAGTATATCCTGATATAGGGTATATAGGCAAAGATTATACAAATTTTGATTTTTTATTAAAATATTATCAAATAGAAGATTATCAAATAGAATTCGTATTTAACACAATACTGTGGTTAGACAGTAGAGCTATCAAAGAATCGCAACAAAGAATGAAACGCGAAATGGATAGAATGAAAAGTAAGTAATGGCAAAAGGCAAAAATACAATTACCATAAGAGTAAATGGTCAGAACATAACAGGCACTAAACGAGAGCTTGATGCACTTCTTGCTTCGCAAAATAAAGTAAATAACGCGAATCAAAACTTAGGAAAATCAACTGTTTCAGCAGATAGAGGTCTTAAAGGCACAGCTAACATGTCCTCTAATGTTACTAAAAACTTTTCTAAAATGCAGCAAGGTATGGAAGGCGGAGGAGGCTCTGGAGGTCTTGTTCGAGCTTATGCTTTATTAGCTGCTAACGTTTTTGCACTTACTGCAGCTTTTGGTATCTTATCAAGAGGAGCTCAAGTAGATACTTTGATTCAGTCTATGGAAAAGTTAGAAGTTGTATCTGGAAAATCTATAAGAACTATAGCTAGAGACTTACAAGAAGCTTCTGGATTTGGTATGGATTTTGCCGCTTCTTTAAGATCTACATCTCTTGCATTGAGTGCCGGCTTTGAAAGTAAACAAATATTTGAGTTGGGAGAAGTAGCAAGAAACGCTGCGGTTTCTTTAGGTCGAAACGTACCTGATGCGTTAGATAGAATCTTTCGTGGTGTTATTAAAGTAGAGCCAGAACTATTAGATGAGATTGGTTTATTTGTTCGTGTTAATGAAGCCGCCTCAAAGTATGCTTCTCAATTAGGGATCGCAGTAGGAGATCTAACAGAGTTTCAAAAAAGACAAGCTTTTGCCAATGAAGCTATACAACAAGGACAGGACAAATTCCAAGCATTTGAAGATGTCCAAATTGACCCTTTTGCACAATTAGCCACTACGTTTTCCGATATGACTCAAGGAATATTAACTTTTATAAATAAAGGAATGAAGCCCGTAATAGAAATATTTACCAATAATAAACTTTTATTTGGTCAATTATTCTTAATAGTAGGAATGCAATTATTTAAAATGGTGATTCCAGCAATTGGACAATTTACTTTAGGCATTGCTGCAAACGCTGAAGCTGCAAGAGCTGCTGCAGTCGAATCTGCTTCTCAATCTCAAGCAAAAATAAGACAGTTACAAACTGAGGGTATGGAATATGATAAGTTAAAAGAAAAAGTTTTAACCATGCGGGCAAAAGAAGTAAGATTTACAAAAACACCTCAAAAATTAGCAGTAAGAACAAAAAAAGTCTCATCATCTTTAGAGAAAAGTTTACAAGACCGCGAGATACAAGGAGAAAAAAGACTAGAAATAGTACAACAAAGAATACTTGATTTACGCACCAAAACAGGTCTAAAACAGCGTATGCAAAATCAAGCGACAAAAGAAGAACTACTACTATTAGAAAAAGAAAAAGTAGTTCTTACAGAACAATTAGCTCTAAGATCCAAAATTAACTTTGTAGGCCCGCTACCTTTAGAACAGACAAAAAAAGGTGAATTAGCAGATTTAGTAGATTTAAAAAATCAAAAAGATTTATTAAA